CCGGAACAAATCAGTGATATAGTTCAAGGCACCATCGCCGCGGCGCTGGATACGGGTGATTTGGTCGCTGGTAACGCTCCGATCCGCGAAACGGGAGAAATGATGTGACCTGCGAGGTTTTCATCGGTCATTTATTCTTGGCCCGCGACGTGACGCATTCGGCGCATCTGAACACACGCTCTTACGCCAAGCATAAGGCGCTGGGTAAGTTCTATGGCGACATTATCGACCTCGCGGACGCGTTCGCGGAGGCCTACATGGGCCGCCACGGGATTATTGGCCCGATTGCGCTCCAGTCGGCCAAAAAAACCAGCAATGTCGTTGATTTTCTTGAGGATTCGCTCAAGGATATTGAAGATATGCGGTATAAGGTGTGCAACAAGGACGAAACTGCGTTGCAGAACATCATCGACGAGATTGTTGCTCTATATCTAGGCACGATCTATAAGCTGAAATTTCTGGCTTAAGAGGAAATCATGGGCCTCAAGAACACGACGCAAGCCCTCGGCTATCAGCAGATCACCAACTTGTCGTCTGCGGTTGGCCTGACAGTCCCTACGGGCGCTACTCGCGCGCTGATCGCGCCGCTCACCAAGGACATTCGTTGGCGAGACGACGGCACAAACCCGACGGCAAGCGTCGGAATGCCTGTCACGGCCGGCACCTATCTGAGCTACGACGGCGATCTTCAAAACATCAAGTTCATCCAGACGTCTGCGTCGGCGGAACTGAACGTGACGTATTACGCGTAAGGGATCGCCGACATGACTATCCAGGCAAACCAGGGTTTTGGCGTCTCGATCTTTGGCGCGACGAGCGCGGGCGGCGGATCGACTTCGCCTGGCGGCTCCAACGGCCAAATCCAGTATAACAACGCCGGTGCATTCGGCGGCCTTGATCTGTCGTATTTGTCTTCGACGCTACGGGTTGGCGCAGCGGACGCCGCCTCGCCTGTCGCTCAGACGCTACAGGTGCAGTCGGTTGTCGCTGGCACGACGAATACGGCGGGCGCAAACTTCACCATCAAGGGCAGCGCAGGCACCGGCACGGGCGCTGGCGGCTCGATTATCTTCCAAGTGTCTCCTGCGGGTAGCAGCGGCACGGCGCAGAATGCGTATGCGACGGCGCTGACGATTGCGAGCGATAGAACCGTAACAGCGGCCACAACAATCAACGCAGGCACGTTTGCGAATAGTGGTGGACAAGGTATCACCGCGACAGCAGCACAACTCGGCCTGTTCAACACGGGATTGTTTGGCTGGACTAACAATGCTGGTTCAGCAGGCGCGCTAGACACCATCCTCGCCCGCGACGCCGCCAACACGCTCGCGCTGAGAAACGGGACGACCGCGCAGACTTTCCGCGTCTACAACCTTGCTGGCGCGGCTCCCGCGACCGATTACGATTTTGGCACGTTCGACTTTTCGACCACCGCCAACGTCCTGACCATCGGCACGAAGAACGGCGGCGCGTATGCGACTGCGCGCAATATGCAGTTCATCATTGGTGGAACGACAAAACTTGATTATGGCATCACTAGCGCAGGCAATTGGGCGTTTACTAGTAGCGTCTTTGCTGGAGTTACGAGTTATATAGGGTGGAGTGGTCGTTCTCTGATTAGGGCTACAACGGACGGAAATATCCTTTTCGTAAACAGCACCGCAAGTGACTTCAGCCTCCTCCAATTCGGTGGCACGACCTCCAGCTTCCCCGCCCTCAAACGCTCCAGCGCCACGCTCGCCGTGCGCCTCGCGGACGATAGCGCAGACGCTGGCATCACCTGTTCCTATGTGAAGACGGCATCCACAACTGTCGCATCTCTCCCGTCTGCTTCAACTGCTGGCGCAGGCGCACGTTCGTTCGTCACAGACGCCAACGCCACGACCTTCCTGTCAACCGTAGCGGGCGGCGGGGGGAACAAAGTGCCTGTGGTTTCAGACGGCACCAACTGGCTGATCGGCTAACACAAACACAGCACAGGAGGACGCCTACCGAGCCTGTGCTGTCTCCAACTCGGTAGGCACCTTTGGAGAACTACATGAACACCATTTCAGTCACTTTCGATCAGGACGAACTCAACTCGCTCGGCGGTCTTCTCGACCTCGCCGTGAAGGCATCCGGCATACAGGCCGCGAAACCGGCGCTTGCCATTCTCGCCAAGCTGGAAGCGGCTGTGGCGGCTGCTAACACCCCTGCGGCTCCGGCTGCTGACGAAACTGAAGGACATGCGTGATGGGTTTTTTCGCTATCTCATCCAAGCGCGACACGGACGCCTCTGCGCTCGAAAGCCGCGTCCTGATCGCTGACGGCGACATTGATCGCATCACCATCGCCTACGCGCAGCTCTATTTCCCGAACGGCGTGCAGGAAGGCGGCGATCCGACTGCCGATCCGCCGATCCCGCCAGACGTTCGCCCGCCGACTGGGCAGGAAGTCTTCGACGCCGTCGCCAATGGCCTCTTGCAGGGCATTCTGGCGAACACGATCAACGTCGAGAAGACGAACGCCGCCAAGCAGGCGCAGGACGACGTCCCGCCGATCCCGGTTGCGCCGGGCGCGACGGCATAATATAGTAACTTCAACCGACTGGCCGGAAAGCTAGGTAGAAATGTCTGACGAAGACCAGGCTGTAGCGGACATCAGCCCCGCGCCGGAACCGGAAGCTACGGCAGCACCGGACATTCCGCAGGAATCGACGCCGGAGGAACAGCAGCATACAAAGACGTTCTCTCAGGAAGAGTTGGACGCGATTGTAAGCAAGCGCCTTGCAAGAGAACAGCGTAAGTGGGAACGCGAGCAGGCCCAGCGCCTCGCGGAGTTACAGACTTCACGGTCTGCGACACCTCCCGCTGATCCGAATGATTTCGAGTCTGCCCAGCAATATGCAGAAGTGCTTGCTGAGCATAAGGCTCGGGAACTTTTGGCGCAGCGAGACGCCGCGAAGCAACAGGCTGAAATCGTAGAGGCCTACAAGGATCGCGAAGAGGAAGCGCGCGAGCGATACGAGGACTTCGAGCAAGTCGCGTATAACCCGAACCTTCCTGTCACCGATCACATGGCCCAAGCCATCCAGGCGTCGGATATCGGCCCCGAGGTGATCTACTACCTTGGCTCCAATCCGAAAGAAGCCGGGCGCATTTCCCGTTTGCCGCCTATCTTGCAGGCAAAAGAGATCGGAAAGATTGAGGCTAATCTAGCTTCAAATCCGCCGGTTAAGAAAACCTCAACCGCGCCCGCACCTCTTGCTCCTGTCACGTCAGCCCGGTCAAACTCAGGCCCGCGATACGATACGGCAGACCCCCGGTCTATCAAGTCGATGTCAACGTCGGAATGGATTGAAGCGGAGCGGCAACGGCAGATCAAGAAGTGGGAGGCGCAGAACAGACGCTAAGTCTTTGAAAGGACGACGCAATGAGCAACAGCATCCTAACTATTGATATGATTACGAGGAAGGCTCTGGAGATTAATTAGGTCTCCCCAGTTAGTGATAACTGGAAAAACAACTGTGTGAATTCGGTGAACGTCATGATAGGGTTATATCATGAAAACACCGAGCCAAGACTCTGACGAGAATAATTCCGACCTGACACCGGAAGAACTCGTCCGAAAGAAAAACCGGGAGGCGGCTCGCCGTTACCGGGAACGCGATCCTGAAAGGCAGCGCCGCCGCATGAGAGAGTGGCGCGCTGCCAATCGGGAGAAAGCCAGAGAACAATCGCGCGAATGGCGCAATCGCAGATTGGCTAACGCCTCTCCCGAAGAGGAAGAACAGCTTCGCCAAACCGAGCGCGATAAAACTAAACGAAATCAGGACCGTATTCGCCGCGAAGTCTATCAGGCTTACGGCGGGTTTATTTGCGCGTGTTGCGGCGAGACGGAGCCTAAGTTTCTGTCCATAGACCACATCAATAATGATGGCGCGACCGAACGCCGCAGCGGCCAATATAACGGTGGCGGCTCTGCTTTTTATCTGTGGCTGCGAAAAAACGCTTTTCCTGACGGTTATCAAGTGCTATGTATGAACTGTCAGGTCGGTAAACATCGCAATGGCGGTGTTTGTCCTCATCAGTGTAAGGTGTAACGACTATCCCGAAAGGGAGTAGGGCCAAGCGGCCCGAAGCGCACAGCCCTCCTTATGGAGGTGAAGAGATAGTCTGCTCTGCATGGTGACATGCAGCGGCCCCAGAGATGGGGCGGGCCAGAATTAGCGATTCTGGTTGAACATTTGGCCTCGAAAACAACCTGGTGCTGACCCGCACCGTCAACCGTCAGTATGACGACTCTTTCGCCGTCGAAGGCGCGAAGATCGGCTCGACGCTGCGTATCCGTCTGCCTGACCGCGCTCTGGTCACTGACGGCGCGGCGCTTCAGGTTCAGGACGACAACGAGCAATACACCACGATTGCTGTGTCCAGCCAGAAGCACATCGGCGTCAACTTCACGACTGCCGAACTCACCATGCAGCTTGACGATTTCGCCGAGCGCGTGCTGAAGCCTCGTATTTCGCAGCTTGCTGCGTCTATCGACGCCGACGTTGCGAACAGCTTCAAGTATATCGGCAACTCTGTCGGCACGCCCGGCACGACTCCGGCCACCTCGCTGGTTCTGTTGCAGGCTCAGCAGAAGCTCAACGAGAATGCCGCGGTCATGTCGCCGCGCTACGCCACCGTCAACCCGGCCGCCAACGCCGCGCTGATCGAGGGCATGAAGGGCCTGTTCAACCCGGTTTCGGCGATCTCGAAGCAGTTCAAGAACGGCATGTTCGGCGAAGGCATCCTCGGCTATGACGAGTTGAATATGTCGCAGTCGATCAAGCAGTTCACGACTGGCTCGCGCACCGGCACTGTGACGGTCAATGCGTCGGTTACGACTGAAGGTTCGACCACGGTTGTTCTGACGGGCCTTGGCTCGACGGTCATCAAGGCTGGCGACGTGTTTACCATCGCTGACTGCTATGCCGTCAACCCGCAGACCCGTGAGTCGACCGGCTCGCTGTATCAGTTCGTGGCTCTGGCTGACGTTACCGCGTCGACCACCGCTTCGGTCACTGTCCCGGCTATGTATTCGGCCGGTCAGGCGCTCGCGACGGTTGACGCTCTGCCGGTTTCCGGCAAGGCCGTCACCTTCCTCGGCGCTGCCTCGACGCAGTATCCGCAGAACTTGATCTACCACAAGGACGCTATTGCGTTCGCTACGGCCGATCTGCTCATGCCGCAGGGCGTCGACATGGCCTCGCGTCAGGTCCACAACGGCATCTCGCTGCGTATTGTTCGTCAGTATGACATCAATAATGACCGACTGCCTTGCCGTATCGATGTCCTCTACGGTTACAGCGTCATTCGTCCGCAGATGGCCGTGCGCCTTTGGGGCTAACAGATGGGGCTTCGGCCCCATCTTCATCTCAATTCAAGGAGTTTTGAACCATGGCTATCACTACGCAGGGCGCTTCATACCCGCTCGAGTCCTTCGGCCCCACCCCGGCGCTTCCGCAGGGCGCGGGCGGTTATCAGGTCGGCGCTGGCAACGGCGGCGACATGCTGTTCCGCGTCACGCCGGCTCCGGCTACGGCGACTTCGTCGGCCACGCTGACTGCCGATCAGGTGATCACCGGCCTCGTCCTCGGCTCGCCGGGCTCGTCGGCTGCGTCCTACCAGTTGCCGACGGTTGCGGCGCTGGAAACGGCGCTGCCGTCCTCGGCCAAGGTTGGCGCGACGATCGATCTTTCGGTTCTGAACGTCGACGGTTCTGGCTCGGGCGTCATCACGCTCACCACCAACACCGGCTGGACGCTTTCGGGCCTGATGACTGTCGTGGCCACGGCCGGCACCGCGCAGATGTTCCGCGCCCGCAAGACTGGCTCAGGCACGTGGACGCTTTATCGCGTCGGCTAACACTAGGAGAAGGCAATGCCTAACACGAAACCTGTCGGCGTTGCCTTCTCTGATCCCGAGCTTGTGAGCGGCACTACCGTCACAGGCGCGGCGATCAGCGGAGGCACCGTTACCGGATCTACTCTGGACTCAACGTCCAAGGTAAATTCCAACATCGCCAGCGGCCTTTCCATGGGCCAGCAGGGCGCTACTATCGCGACGACTGGCAACAGCGACGTCTTCATGATCGCGCCTGCTGCCGGCGTCCTGTCCTCGGCGGTGTTTTCCGGCGTTGACGCTCTGGCGGCAAACGACACGAACTACATCACCTTCAGCATCACCAACCTCGGCCAGGCTGGCGCGGGATCGGCGGCGATGCTGGCGGCGACTGACGCCAACACGACGAAGGCGACGGGCGGCACGGCCATTGCGGCCAATACCGTGCGCACGCTGACGCTCAACGGCACGGCGGCAAACCTTGTCGTCGCGTCCGGCGACCGTATCCGTATCCGCGCAACAGTCTCGGGCACGCTTGCCAATACCGTGACGTTCCCGGTTTACCGGCTGAACTTTACGGTTTCCTAATTTACGATTACGGGCGGCCTACGGGCCGCCTGGCCCTTACCATAGGTGAAAAATGGCGGTAATTTATTTGCGGCACCCCAAACATGGGGTGAAAGTTGCGACGATGGACTTGGAAGCCGCTGCCGACGAAGAGGCCGGCTGGGAAAGGTTTGAGCTAGATGACGACAGCGGGCGATCAGATCAACGGAGCCCTCCGGCTGTTGGGCGTCCTCGCGGAAGGCGAAACGCCTTCAGCCGAGACATCGCAGGACGCGTTGACGGCGCTGAATCAGATGATCGACAGTTGGAACACGGAGCGTCTGGCGGTATTTTCAACGCAAGATCAAGTCTTTAACTGGCCGTCTGGTGAACTGTCCCGCACGCTCGGGCCGACGGGTGATTTTGTCGGCAACCGTCCGGTATTACTGGATGATTCGACGTATTTTCGTGATCCGCAGACTAATGTGTCCTACGGCATAAAGTTCATCAACCAGCAACAATATGACGGCATTGCCGTTAAGACCGTGACCAGCACTTATCCACAGGTCATGTGGATAAATATGTCTTTCCCCAACATTGAAATGGTTGTTTACCCCAAGCCGCTGCGGCTTCTGGAGTGGCATTTCATTTCTGTTGAGGAACTGACGCAGCCGGCGACGCTGGCGACTACACTATCCTTTCCGCCCGGCTATCTGCGGGCGTTCCGTTACAATCTGGCCTGCGAAATGGCCCCCGAGTTTGGCGTCGAACCATCTACGCAGGTGATGCGCGTCGCCATGTATAGCAAGCGCAACCTGAAGCGCATCAATAACCCCGATGATATCATGGCGTTGCCTTACAGCATTGTGGGGACTAGACAGCGGTATAATATCTACGCAGGCAATATGTAACTATGTTTTAAAATATTTGCCTCTATAAGACCCTGCCCGGCCTTTGGGCTGCCGACTGTTAGGGTCTTGCCGGTAAATATTGAGCGCATGTTGCACGTTTTCACGATGCGTCAACAACTCTAGGTTTTCTAGCCGGTTATCGTCTCGTATGAGATTTATGTGGTTCACCTCTAATCTGTCAGGGATCGGCCCATTAAACGCTTCCCATACTGCTCTATGGATTCGGTAGTGCTTATACTGCCCATCTTTGCACGGCCTAAATATGCGGTATTCATGTTTATCCGGCGTCGTTCGCATTGGCCGATAAGTAACGTCGCCCGCCCATGTCTTCCCGTGTTTGATGGCCATAACGGTTGTAACACTGGTGTTCAGAAACGCCGCGACATCTTTCAGTTTAGCGCCGTCTGCCAATCGTTTTTTAGCTTCTGCTACTTGTTCCGCCGTAAACAATTTGCCGCGCGCTACTCGACGCACGTTACCAAAATTGCTAATCTCATAAAGTCCTTCATATCCAAGGACTGCGCGCCACTCTTCCATCAGGTTGCTCCTTCAATGCCCATGCAGTATACCTACATGTATATTGGAGGTCAAGCATGAAGACGCCAATTCTTGGCTCCACGTATGTGCTGCGTAGCCCTAATGCGGCTGACGCGCGTATGGTGAACCTCTACCCAGAGGTCATTCCCGAGGGGGGCAAAGAGGCCGCGTGGCTTCAGCGTGCGCCGGGGTTAAGCCAATTGAACATATTCCCCAGCGGCCCCGTTCGCGGGCTGTGGACCTATAACGGGTATGGTTACGCCGTTTCCGGCACCAAACTTTACCGGGTCGACACGGACTGGTCGTATCACGAACTCGGCACCGTTGCGGGCGTTGATAACGTCAATATGGTCGATAACGGCACGCAGTTGTTTATAGCGGCGGGCGCTAATGGCTATATCTACAACGACACGAATGTCACGCTTAGTTGCACTACGGTCAACGGCGACGCGACGGTGACGACGGCGGACACGTCGCTTATCTGGGTGGGTCTGCCGGTAACGGGCGCGGGCGTCCCTGTTGGCGCGACGGTCTTGAGCATTACGGACAGCACGACTTTTGAACTGTCTGCTAACGCGACGGCTTCAGCCACGGTTGACCTGACCTTTTCCCCGCTGTTCAGTCAGATCACGGACCCTGATTTTCCTGGTGCGGTCGGCGTCGGGTTTTTGGACGGCTATTTCGTTTTCAACGAGCCAAACAGCCAACGGTTTTGGGTGACGGCCGCTTATAACGGCCTGGCGGTTGACGCGCTTGCTTTCGCCAGCGCTGAAGGCTCTCCCGATAATCTGGTCACGCTGATTGTCGACCACCGCGAAGTATGGCTGTTCGGGCAGAACTCGGTTGAGGTTTGGTATGACGCCGGAACGCCTGATTTCCCGCTGGCGCGCATCCAAGGCGCGTTCAATGAAATTGGGTGCCTAGCCGCCTATTCAGTCGCCAAGCTCGATAATGGCCTGTTTTGGCTGGGCGCGGACGCCCGCGGTAACGGCATCGTCTATCGTTCAAAGGGCTATTCCGGCGAGCGCATTTCGACGCACGCCGTCGAATGGCAAATTCAGCAGTATGCTACTCTGTCCGACGCTGTGGCCTACACCTACCAGCAAGACGGGCATAGCTTCTACGTGCTGAATTTCCCAACGGCTAACACCACTTGGGTCTACGACGTGGCGACGGGCGCATGGCATGAACGGGCGGGTTGGGAGAACAACCAGTTCACCCGGCACCGCGGCAACTGTCAGATGAACTTCAATAACACTATCGTCATCGGCGATTATGTCGGCGGCGGCATTTTTGCGTATGACCAGACGGTTTATACGGAAGCGGGCTCGACAATGAAATGGCTCCGGTCATGGCGCGCGTTGCCTACCGGGCAGAATGATCTGAAACGCACGACACAGCACAGTCTTCAGCTAGACTGTCAGACTGGCGTGGGGCTTGCGACTGGGCAGGGCTCAGACCCACAAGTCATGCTCCGCTGGTCCGACGACGGCGGACATACATGGTCCAGTGAGCATTGGAAGTCGATGGGCAGGATGGGCCAGTTCGGCTACCGCACGATCTGGCGACGGCTCGGGATGACGCTCAAGATACGCGACCGCGTGTATGAGGTGTCAGGGACCGATCCGGTGCCGATTGCGATTATGGGCGCAGAACTCATTCTGAGCCCGACAAATGCCTGATAACAATACGCAAATCCCCGCTGCGCGTGTCCCCATATGGGACATGGTGACGAATTATGTCACCCGCGAATGGTATCGATGGTTTTATAATATTTACGCATCAGTGGAGAACGGCCGGCGGTATGCGTCATATTATGACACGACGACGCAGACGATACCGGTTATCAATACCGCATACCCGATAACGCTCAACAGCGTGGCGTCCAAAATTAATGACGGCCCGATGCAATACGGCGTCTATATTGGGACGCCTACGTCGCGGGTGTATGTAGACATCGCCGCCAACTATAATATCCAGTTCTCGCTCCAGCTTTACAGCACCAGCGCGTCAACAAAGAATGTCAGCATCTGGCTCCGCGTAAACGGCGTAGATGTGCCTGATTCGGCGACGATAATAACCACAAGCGGAGCCAGCGCTGGGACTGTCGCGGCATGGAATTTTGTGGTAAATCTCAGCGCAGGCGACTATTTTGAACTGATCTGGTCGGCGGATAGCACTGCGGTCACAATACAATCTTTGGCGGCGTCTTCGCCTAGACCCGCTGTTCCAGGGGTCATTTTGACCGTCACAAGTCTTGTAGGTGGATAAATGGCCGTTATTACTCCGTCCGCTAAAACGCAGTTCATCGGCGCAAACGGCGAGCCTCTTGTTGGGGGTAAACTTTACACCTACGCCGCCGGCACGACCACGCCGTCGCCGACCTACACGGACAATACCGGCTCGACGCCTAACGCCAATCCGGTCATTCTGGACGCTCGCGGCGAGGCCGATGTATGGCTTGGTGAGTCTACCTACAAGTTCAAACTGACTGACGCCAACGACGTTGAGATTTGGACGGTTGATTATATCTCCGCGCCGACGACCGCGCTGTCGCCGGTTCTGACTGGCAACGTCACTATTTCTTCTGACTCATCTGGCCCGGCGCTTAAGATCACGCAGACTGGCACCGGCTACGTCATGCGCGTGCAAGATAGCGTGGACCCTGACTCGACGCCTTTTGTCATCAACTCATCCGGCTATGTGGGTCTTGGCACGACTGCGCCGGCTGAAGCGCTGGACATTGACAACAGCGGCAAACTTCAGTTCTCCTCCGCAGGCACTGCGCTAACGATCATCTCTGCGGACGCGACTAACTCAACGATTGACGTTAAAGACGACCGCAATCTGGTCATCAAGGCTAACGCCGCAACGATCTTGACCGCAAATGACGCAGACGTTACGTCAACGGTTCCGGTTGTGCTGCCGGGCAACCCTTCCAGCAGTTTGCAGGCCGCGCCGAAGCAATATGTCGACACCAGCGCGACGACGACACTGACAACGGCTGCGCCGCCCGGCGCTATCACGGCTTTTGCAGCCTCGTCGCCGCCAACCGGCTGGCTGACCTGCGACGGCACCGCCGTCTCGCGCACAAGCTACGCGGCTCTTTTTGCCGTAATTGGCACCACCTGGGGCATTGGCGACGGCTCAACGACGTTCAACCTGCCTGATCTGCGCGGGCAATTTTTGCGCGGGTTTGACAGCCGAGCGACGGCGACCAGTAAAGATACGACGCTCATCAGCGGCATTACCACAAACGGTTCCGCAACCGTCTCGGGCATCAATAACACGACGTATCTTTACGCCGGCATGCCGATCAGCGGCACGGGCATCTCGGCGGGGACGACTATCTCGTCGGTGTCCACCAATTCTATCGTCTTGTCCGCAAACGCCACGGCTTCTTCGCCGACGCTCGGCACGGGCGCGACGACAAACACCAGCCGCACCGTCACTGTGTCCAGCACCAGCACCTTGTCTGTCGGGCAGGCGATCAGCGGCACGGGCATTCCGACGGGCGCGTATATCACGTCGATCTTCAACAGCACGACGATCATTATCTCGTCGGCTGCGACGGCGACGAATACCGGCCTGACGTTCTCGTTTGGCACGGCGCTCACCGTTGGCCGCACCTTCGCCAGCGCGCAGGACGACGCTTACGAGACGCACGATCACGGCGTCACTGACGCCGGGCATCTTCATACAGATGGCATTGTGTCTATAACCAGCACGGTAGGCGTCCAAGCTGGCGCAAGTTATTCGCTGCCCGCTACTTTTGGCGCAGGCAATACGGGGACATCAACAACCGGCGTCACCGTTAATAATTCATACACGGGCAACAGCGAAACCCGTCCGAAGAACTACGCCATCCTTTACATTATCAAGACTTGAGGCCGCGACATGGACCCCTTCACACTAGCCCTTATCGGAGGCGGATCGTCGCTCATAAGCGGTGGTCTTGGCTTCCTCGGCTCACAGGCCGCCGGCAAGGCGCAGGAAAAGGCCGCGCAGACTTCCGGCATGTATGGCCTGATCGCGCAGCAGCAGGCGTTGGCGCAGGCCCGAGAGATGGCCGAAAAAGGCGCGGCGGCGGCTGGCCAGTATTACGGCAAGGGCCGCGAGGACTTGCTTGCCCAAGCGGGGCTTGGCGAGGCGGCGGGGCGTGAGTTCTATGGCCGCGGCGTTGGCTACCAAGAGCCCTACATGGGCGCAGGCGCAGGTGCGACAAACCAGCTTGCCGGTCTGTTTGGCCAGGGTGGCGCATACACCCGTCAGCCAACGCTTGAAGAACTCCAGATGGACCCCGGTTACGCCTTTCGGTTCTCGGAGGGCCAGAGGGCGTTGAATGCGGGTCTGGGGTCTTCCGGTATGCGGGGTTCTGGCGCGGCGCTGAAGGCTGCCACCCGCTATGGGCAGGAAGCCGGCAGTCAAGAATATCAGAGCGCCTACAACCGCTTCATGGCGAACCGCGCGGCAGCGACGCAGGGGCTTCAGAATCTGGCCGGCGTCGGCGCGGGCGCGGCCGGGACGGCCTCGGGGTTGGCGGGCCAGTTTGGCACGAATCTCATGGCGCAACGGTTCGGCGCGGGCAGTAACCTCGGCACGCTGGCGGGCAACGCGGGCGCGACGACGGCTGGCGCTTATACGGGCGTTGCGCCCACGCTGGCCAATACTGCGGCCATGAACCCGATGGGCCAAGCTGTCGAGAACATGGGCCAGGCGCGGGCGTCCAGCTACATGGGTGGCGCGTCTGCGCTGTCGGGCGCGCTCGGCGGCATCGGCCAGAACGCAATGCTCTACAGCATGATGAACCGATTCGCGCCGCAAAGCGCGGCCAGCGGCGCGGGCTATATGTATGGCGCGCCGTCCGCGTCTACTTTTAGTTCTGGGTTTACGCCTGGGTTTATGGGCGCGCCGACGCTTTGAGATGAGGATTAGCTAATGCCCGTTCGCTACGACATCGCCGCCGGAGTTCCGCAGCAGCAGGGCGGGTTAGACCCGCTGAACGCTTTTGCCACCATGCAGGCGATGAGCTATCGCCAGCAGCAGAACGCGCTCGCGCAAATGCAGATGCAGGAATATCAGCGCAAATTGCAGGCTGAGCAGGCATTGCGCGGGATGGCGGCGGGGCAAAGTTTTAATATCGCTGATCCGGGGCTGGTCGGGCGCACGTTTGCGATTGACCCTGACGAAGCCATTAAGATCGCCAATCTTCAGCGGCAGCTTGAGGCGCTACAAGCCTCAACAGAAGCGCAGAAAGCGACGGCAGGATACCATACGGGCATGTTGGGGCTTGCGCAGGCCAAGCTCCCAATGGAGCAGCAAAAGCTTGAGCAGGAAGCGCTTAAGGAACGACGGCTTGCCGAATCGGCAAAGATTTCCGGCGAGAAGACGGCGCTTGAACGCGACGCTGAGATGCTGAAGAACGCCGAAAATCAAGCGGCCAAAGTCTATAACGCAAATGGCAAGGGCTACGACACGTTCTATGCCGGTCTGCCTGACCCGCTCAAAGCGATCCTGCCACCGCAGTATGATGCGGACATGCTGGACAAATTTACGACGCAAATGGCGACAGTGCAGGAGAACCTTAAGCGCCGGAACGAGTTCGAGTTTGTTGACCGGATCAATCCACAGACCGGGCTAAAAGAAAAGGTCGCTATCCCTAAATACGCGCCCGAGAAAGGCGGTAAGGCTGTCCCCGGAACCGCCGGCGAAGTGCAGGACAAGTTTGGCTTTATGCCCGGCCCGTCGCCTGAGTTCATTACGCGCACTGACCCGCGCCGCGGCACGGCTGAACTTGTCACGCCGCGCCAGCCGGGCGCTAACGTCATGGCCGCGCCGGCCGCGCCAGCCAACGCTATGGTTGAGCCCTCGGCGGCTCCGGCTCCGGCTCCGGCTCCGGCTGCGCCGGGGCGGCTAATTCCATCCGAAATTCGCCCAACGGCGGAAGCACCGGTTGGTAGCGAAGCGTATAACAATAAACGGTTTGCTACAGAAGTTCTTGATGTCGCAGGCTTCAACGCCGAAACCGGTGAAGATGAAGTTAGCAATCTTATCCGCGGATCAACCAGCGGTGGTATGGAAGCCGGGGGCGCAAGTTTCCGTGGGTTTTTTGGTAATGCGTCGCCGGGAATGCGTAATATCGCACGACTTGAGACTATCAAAAGCGATCTTGTTTTGAAAAAACTGAAGGGTAAACTCGGGCAGGGTATTTCCGAAGGCGACCGTCAGTTTATCGAAAAATCAATCGGCGAAATTGCTAACCCAAACATTCCCGCAGACCAACGTCTTGCCGCATGGAATCAAGTTAAAAGCCTGATGGTCAAATACGCAAACACTGGGCAACCCGCCGCGGCGGCTGCCGGTGCGCCGGCCAACCGACCCTCTCTCGATGAGATTTTCAAGTAATGAAAGCCAAGATCGAAACCGCGCGGAAGGCTGGATATTCTGACGAAGAGATTCGGCAGTTCTTGCTTTCGCAGCCCGCCACGGCAAAGGCTCGCGAAGCTGGATATTCTGACTCCGAGATCATGGCGCATTTCGGTCTGACCCCCGCAGAGGCGTTACCAGGACCGCGAGAGATTGAGACGCTGCCCGAACAGGCGGCGGGGTTTGTCGGGTCGATGATCGGCAATATACCCGAAAGCACGCTAAAGTTTGCCCAAGGCGTCTATGAAACTGCGGCGCATCCTATCCAGACTGCCGAAGCTCTTGGCGCGGCGGCTCTTAGCCCTGTTCAGACCGCTAAGTCTTTAGCCGGGTACGCTGTCGAGCGCTACGGTTCTCCGGCAAAGGCGCTGGAGACGCTGCGCACGGACCCGGTTGGTTTGCTGGCGGACATTTCTACCGTTGCGGGCGGCGCGGGCGCGGCGCTTCGCCGGCCGGGCCTACGGCAGATTTCACAGGCTATATCTCCCGCTAACGCGATGGCCGCCGTTGCGCAGGCTCCGTTCGCGGTCGCTGCGCCGGCGTATGAGTTTGCGCGGAACGCCATGGCCCCTCGTTACGCCACCTATCTTGAGGCGGTCGAAGGCCGCGGGCCGGAGATCGTCCAAGCGCTCCGTAGCCCGGCCGCGGAACTTGTGCCCGGCTCCCTGCCGACGGCTGCGCAGGCCGCGGTCCCGGTCGGCTCCGCGCGGTTTGCGCAGCTTGGCGCGAGCGCGGCCGAGGTGCTGCCCACTGAATTTATGGAGCGCGCCAAGGAACAGGCCGCCGCGCGGTTGGCTCAGATACGAACCGTTGGCGGCACGGAAGCCGGTCTTGAGGCGGCTAAAACGGCGCGCGCTAAAGAGGCGGGTAAGCTCTACAAGGCGGCCGAAGCTGGACCGCCAGTTACTGAAGCGCCGGAATTTACCGAACTGTTGTCGCGGCCGTCTATGGACAAGGCGCTATCCCGCGCGGCGGAACTGTCTGCCGAGCGCGGTCAGACGTTCCAGATCGGCAAGACCGCGCCCGAACAGACTGTTGCGTCTCCTATTCTTGGGCCGTCTGGCGAACCGTTGACAACGACGATTCCGGCTACACAAGCAAAATATCCTGTTGCCAGCCTGCATAACCTTAAACTGGCGATGGATGACCTCATTCGTAACCCGGAGCGTTTTGGAATCGGCGCGTCTGAAGCCGCTGCTATAGCCAAAACGCGCGGCGAATTTCTCGGGTTTTTGAAACAAAAGTCGCCGCTGTATGAAGCAGCGCGCGGCGAGTTTGCCAAGCGTTCGGGGCCAATTAACCGTATGGAAATTGGCCAGTATCTTGAGTCTAAACTGTTGTCGCCGCTGGCCGAAGACGCGCCGCAACGCGCGGGCGTCTTCTCTACCGCGGTCGAACAAGCGCCGACTACGATCAAACGGTCGCTTGAGGGCGCACCGCGGTATGAGAAACTGTCCGACGTGCTGACGCCTGACGAGGTGCGTAAGGTAGACGCTATTCGCGCCGATTTGGCGCGCGAGGCGGAAGCCAGCCGTATGGCCCGCGCGGCGGCGACTGCCGGCCCCGAGGCCGGTCGTGCCGTGCAGCTTCCGCGGGCTAATCTTATGGACCGCGTTTTCAACGTGGCGAATAAGGTCATAAGCTCTCTGGAGCGTAAGATCGACCGCCGGCTCGCCATCCAGATCGCAACCGAGATGCTGGACCCGCAACAGGCCGCGCAAGTGATTGAAGACGCTGTTGCTTACGCGGAGAAGAGCAAGGCGACTGGCACAAAGATACGCGAAAAAGGCCGCGAGGTGCGGGCAGACATCCGCAAATATTCACCTGAAATCTCGGCCGCCGTCACCGTTCAGAATGCGTTGGGGGGCGGCGAAAACAGAAACGCGATGGCCCGATGACCAAGTTCAACACGACCAGCATCCGCCGCATGAGCGGCGTTGACCCCCGCCTCGTAGCGGTGATGAAGGCGGCGCGGGAGACGATCCCGTTCGAGATCACGGAGGGGCTCCGCACTCGCGAGCGCCAGCGCTACCTTGTCAGCACGGGCAAGAGCCGCACGATGAACTCATACCATCTGCGCGGCAAGGCCGTAGACGTGGTGGCTACGCCAGGCGGCAAGGTTTCGTGGAATCTGGCCGATTACCGAGCTATCAATGCGGCCGTGCAAAAGGCCGCCAAAGCCGCCGGCGTCACAGTCACTTGGGGCGGTTCGTGGAAATCCATTGTGGACGGGCCACATTTCCAATTGGAAAACCAGCCATGAGCAGCATCAAGATTGTCGGCATTCTCTTCGCCAGCGTCATTGCGCTGTTCTCGGCGCTGTTCGGCGTCGCCAGCACGATGTCGCTTGGCACGTCTGACCCCAGAGAACGCCGCGACGCCACTGTCTCGGCCTTCTGGTCGATGCTGACGCTTGCCGTATGCGCCGCTGTTATCGTCTCGCTTGCGGGCTGCTCGACCGTCGCCAAGTGCGTTGTCCTCGACAATACTTCGACCCCCTGCCGATAGGAGAAGCACAAGATGAAGAACTGGATGACGACTGTTCCTGGCGTTCTGGCCCTGCTCGGCGTGCTTTGGAACGCATGGCAGACGAAGACGCTCAACTTCGCCGATCTACAGGGCGCGCTCATTGGAATTGGCCTTATAGCGGCCAAGGACTGGAATGTTACCGGCGGCGACAGGCAACAGTGATGATGCATCCCGATCACTTCGGCATGATCTGCATTATGATCCTTGCAGGTCTGGCGGCGGCGGCCGGGGCGCATTTGGCTAAGCTAGGACTGCACCTATGGTCGCATCTCTATTAAGCCTTGTTAGCGGGTTGTTTGCGCTCGCGGGCAAGGTTTTTGAATGGCTTTATGCAAGGCAACTGATCGATGCGGGAAAGACACAACAGCAACTCAAAGAGTTGTCGGCGCAGGTCAGGGACGCTCGCGTGGCCGTTGCCGCCCGTGAAGCTATTCGCGCTACTCTTGCCACTGATCCTAACAGCGTGTCAGACGACGACGGATTCCGCCGCGACTAACTCGTTCTGTTCGGCGGCAAGAGCCATCTACTGGTCAAAGCACGACACCAAGCCTACTATTGCTCAGATCAAGGAACATAATGCGGTCGGCGTTGCGCTGCGCTGTGGATGGGGGAAATAATGCCGGACGCTTCAAGAGAGTGCGAGATCATACTGGATCAACTGCGCCAGATCAGAGACATGCACATTGAGCATAGCGCGGCGGATAAAGTCGAGATTCAGCATATCAAGTCGTCACTGGCGCGGATCGAAGCAATTGAAGCGGCTATTGATGACCTGAAACTGGGCGACGCGCGCCACGCCGGGCAAATTGACGGTGTAAATTGGGCTCTGGCCAAGATCGGCGCTCTTGTTGTGGCGTTGTTCGGGGCTATTGGTTGGCTGGCCACAGGCGGTCGTTGGGAGTGGGTTAAAGAAAATGTTTTGCGGTGACAGCGGGGGCTAACCCCCGCCGTTCGCAGATCAAAAAATCTCCGCAAGATCGACCAGCTTCTCGGCCATCACCTTCGCGGGCTTACGATCCGCCTTCTTCTTATACTCGATATGTTCCGCGCCAGCCTTCGACGCCATGTAGTCGTCAGCAAACGTCGCGGCAAACAGTTCGTAGTTCACCGCGTCAATATGGCTATCAAGGTGCGCCGGCGACGCAAAGGCGCGGGCGTTCTTGACGCAAGCCAGAATGACGGCAATCTCGTATGGATGGAACTCTCGGCCTAGCCGCAGAGACGCAAGATCAGCCGTAAGCTGGAAATTGTTTTCAATTCCGCCGTAGCCTTCACCCCGCGCGCTAATGATATTGGCGGCTTGGTTAAGCAGTTCATGAGGGTTCATTTATAAGCTCCGTAAGTTCCGCGCGTTCGCGTAACATGCGCAGCACCGTGTAGCGTTGGTGCAGTCGCACTAAGACGGTCGAGCGCCGCGCGTTGCGCTTTTCGTCTTCCAAAAGGTCCAAGACCTCTTGTTCGGTAAGATCGGCCAGCCGATCATTAAGCTCAATCCAGGTTAGATAGTTCGGCAAGTGCCAACTCCGCTAAAGATTTCTTGTCGTGTAACGCGCTGAATATGCGCTCGTCAATAGTTTTATTACACATCAGGACATAACACCAGACATCTTTGGTCTGTCCGCTGCGATGCAGACGGCCGACCGTTTGCTCGAATAGCTCCAGCGACCACGGCAGGGACAGGAACACGATCTTGTTGCCGCCGTATTGGAGGTTCAGCCCGTGACCGGCGCTCTTTGGGTGGATGGCCAACAGTTCTATTTCGCCTTTGTTCCAGCGCTCAACAGCGTCGGGCTCGTCAATTGTGCTGACGTTAAACTGGCGCTGAAGCTCCGCTAATTCTTCCTTGTAGTTGTAGACGATGATGGTGTTATCGTGCTGGTTTTCATCGAGGATGTCTTGGAGGGTGTCGAACTTTTGACGCCCGAACCATCTAGCGTTGCCTTCAGGACCATAAGCGAAGCCGGAGGTAAGCTGCTGAAGTTTGTTTGTAAGAGCAGCCGCCGTCGGAGCGGTGATCTCCTCATGCACGTAGTCCTTCTTCATCGCCTCATAAGGCGCGCGGTCGTCTAGCTCGCATCGCATCTCAACGACATGCAGCGGCGGCAGCTTGTCCTTATACTCGCCAGGCTCCAGCACATAAGTCGCGGGCTTGATCGCGTCCATGACCTTGGGTAGCGCGCCCGGCAACGGCGACCACTCGCCGTAGTCACGATTGACGCAGTAGAAGTATTGTTGCAGGAACGCGCCCTTGGACCGCCCAAGTAGTGTCTGGTCTATGACCTTGCACTGGCCGAATACGTCTTCTAAGCCGTTCGACGTAAACGATCCGGTCAAGCCCCACCTGATTTCAAACTGATCCAGTATCTTCATCAGATGCTTGAACCGTTTGCCGCTGGGGTTCTTAAGCCGCGTCAGTTCGTCAAAGACAACGCCATCGAAGTCCTTGGTATCTATCGACGGGATGTTGTCGTAGTTGGTGACGACTATATCGGCGTCGGACTCAAACGCTTTTTTGCGTTGCGCCGGCGTGCCGACTGCAACGGCTATCTTGAACTCAGGGCACCATTTCTGCGCCTCGACCGGCCAGACGGACAGACAGACGCGCTTGGGCGCGAGGACCAGCCAACGGTCGCAATACCCGCGCACGGTCAATTCAGTCATGGCCGTAAGCGTGATTGCCGTCTTGCCCGCGCCAACCGGCGCTAGGATCATTGCCCGATCATGGGCGAAGAGGAAATCGGCGGCAATGTGCTGGTATGGGCGCAAATCCATCTATCAACGTCCTCTTTAGACCATAAGCAGGCGTAGTTCTGGTTCATTTCGCGCATGTCAGACGCAAAGCGTTGTTGCAGCGGCGATAACTTGCCGCCGGGGCGCTTTAGCTCGACAAAGTGCGTTGACCCGTCCGCGAAGCAGACAACGCGGTCACTCACGCCGCGATTCGACGGCGAGACAAACTTATATGCTTTGCCGCCAACGGCTTGCACACATTTGACGAAATAACGCTCTATGTCCCGCTCCAGATCACTCATGGCGCGCAAATTCCCCATGATATTTATCGTGCTGTTCAGAGGCGACAAATTTGGCTAAGTCTAGGTCGTCAAAAAATCCTATGTGTTGCTGTTTACTGTGTGGCCGGCTTACAATAACGCGCCATTTAGCAGCTTTCTTATCCCACCGGACATTTTTAGCCCCGCTTATATTATCGCGCCTGACTTTACGATTATGCTGATTTTGTTCTCGCGTTGCAGCGCGTAAATTTTCAATTTTGTTGTTAGTTTTATCGCCGTCAATGTGGTCAACAAACGTCGGTGTATGACCGTGAAACATGAGGTAAATCAGTCTGTGGGCCTGATATTTTTTACCGTTTATGTTGACGCGCCAATAACCAGTATTGGCAAGCCCGCCGGCAAGCGGCTTGTGACCTTTGCGAGTCTGTCGGTATATTAACTGTCCGTCTTCATACGCAAAAAGATCAATGACTTGTTGTTGAGTCAACATGTTTTTGCTCCTGTCGTCAAAAAATGTCTAGCATGGCGCGCGAATCAGTGCTAGAAGATTTTTTATGCAACGGTGAGGTATAGTCATGTCACATTCCGCCATAGTAGGTGGGTCTACAGCTAAACGGTTAATTCGGTGTCCTGCGTCGCGTAAGCTGGTCGCCGAGATGCCGCCGCAACCGACCAGCAAGCACGCTGAAGAGGGCTCGCGCCTCCACAACGCCATGCACATGATCCTGTCGCACGGCGACAGCGTCGAAGACTACGCAGACAATGAGAAGCTGATCTTTGCGCTTGACGCGCTCGATCAGATAGACCCTGATAAGCGTCTTGAGTTCGCCACAGAGGTTAATGTTCACTTTGATGAGTTTCTTGCCGGAGTTTACGGTAGTTGCGATCTCGTTGGCCGTGTGGATGGCCGTGCGGTAGTCCTCGACTGGAAGTTCGGGGATGGCGTCGCCGTAGACGTAGAAGAAAACGAGCAGCTTATGTTCTACACGGCCGCAGGGATGCGGACGAAGGAACTTGCTTGGGTTTTTGATGGCGTTGATGAGATTGAGCTTATCATCGTGCAGCCGCCGTATGTGAAGCGCTGGACGACGACGAAGGCGCGCATCAAGGAGTTTGAACGCACGCTGTATGACGCCGTGCAGGCGTCGTTCAAGTCTGACCCGCCCTACGCTTCTGGCGACCACTGCCGTTGGTGCGCGGCCAAGCCTGTCTGTCCGCTATTGACCGGCAAGCTGGAGCGCGCCGTTGCGACGAAGATCAAGGCGATTGACACAAGGAAACTGTCAGATGCTCTGGAAATGGCGGCGATTGCGGAAGATTGGGCGAAAGGCGTGCGTGAACTGGCCCAAACGATGCTGGAGAACAATGTCGCCGTCCCAGGATGGAAGCTCGTCCCCAAGCGCGCCACAAGACAATGGGCCGACGAGGGAAAAGCTAAAGACGCTTTTAGACAAATGGGACTTAATCCCGCGGAATTGATGGAACTGAAATCCCCGGCGCAGACAGAGAAAGTGTTGAAGAAGCACAAACTCAGACTGCCGGAAGATTTAACAGTCGCCATCTCGTCAGGTAACACCCTCGCGCCGGAGAGCGATCCCCGGCCGGCGGTGTTGCAAATAGGTGGCGACATCCGTCGCGCCTTCTCTAAACTTGAGGTGAAGTAATGTCAGATGAACAGGTAGAGGCTAGAAAAAAGCTAGATGCCACATTTGGCAGTTATGATGAAAAGCGCGCGTTCTATATGGCACACGCGCATGATTTTATAACTGAAAAACTAGCGCGCACGCTAAAGAGTGTCGATACGCAGCCGCCGCATGAGCATGAACCGCTTGACGATTGGCGGTATCTACTTCTTGCGAAAGCGGCGGTGTTATATCTCCAGGGCAAAGCTTATTCTCGCTAATCGAAAGGTCTAATGATGTCCAATATTGTAAAGTTCGGCAACGCCAACCTGCCCACCGCTACGTCGCTTGCGGCGTCGCTGCGTAGCCTCGACGTTGACGCCGGTGTCGGCTCGGTCATCTTGAAGATGGACAAGACCGGTCACTGGGTCTACGGCGCGGACCAGACTGAGATCGACAAGGAGGGGCGCTGGGCGGTCAATCCGTTCTCGTTCGTCCACGGTTTCATCGCTTGGGGCGAAGGCGAGGTGCTTGGCGAGAAGATGGTGTCCATTACGGAGCCGCTTCCCGAACTGGACGTGCCGCCGCCTGGCGCTAAGCGTGGGTGGGAGCCGCAGATCGGTATGAGCGTCAAGTGCCTCTCTGGCGAGGACAAGGGCGTCGAGGCGCGTTACACGGTCACGTCAGTGGGCGGTAAGCGCGCGATGCACCAGCTTGCCATGAAGGTGGCCGATCAGGTGGAGCAGAATCAGGATGCGCCGGTGGCGGTCGTGAGGCTGGGCTCGGAATATTATCAGCACAAGAGCTACGGCCGTGTTTACACGCCAGTGTTTGACATCATCGAGTGGATTTCGCTGGAAGGCGAACCCGCCGAGGACGCCGCACCGAAAACCGGCCGTCGTCGTCGCGGATAATAGGGAGAGTGGGGGCGAAAGCCCCCGCTTTTTTCAGATGAAGATCATTGACATCATACGCGAAGAGGCCGCGCGCGGCGGCTACACGGTTGAACAGCTACTAGCCAAAGATAACACGGCGCGCGTTCGTAAGTTGCGCCAATACGCCATGTGGCGGGCGCGCAATGAGACTAAACGGTCTTGGACTGCGATAGGGTTTGCATTCAAGCGCGACCACACGACGGTTTTACATGGCTGCCGTCGGATAGAGGCAATGAAGCCGGAAGAGCGCCTAGCTTTACCTGACAGACCTCCTGAAGCTAAACCGCCGACTGAATTTTATGTCGGCCGTGACTGCGCCAATGGGCATGGCGGTCTGCGGTATGCAAAGACAAATCTGTGCGTTGGATGCAGAAGGTTACACGGTAGAAGGGCTCGCGAACGTGCAAAGACTGACATGGACACCCGAGATGGACGCGCGGTTGGCGTTTCTGGCTGCGTCGCAGTTGAGTAGCACACAGGCCGCCGCGCTCATGGGCGTGTCGAAGGAGTGCGTCAAGAAACGAGCGGCGCGGATCGGCGTGCGATTCGGACGTTACCCAGTCAACTTGCGCGGGTGCGGTAGCGGTCACCGCGCCGCAGACGAACGCAGCGCCGAGCTACTGAGACAAGCGGGGGTGAGGATATGAACGACGAATTTATAGCCGCCGTAGTCGTGTTTGGTTTTGTAGCCGCGTTTGTTGCGTATCTTGTGTGGATCATCCGGGAGGACTTACGTTGACTGACGACATCGTAGCGCGGCTGCGCGACGCCGCGCAATTGGAAGACAAATGCATCTGCATGGCGGAACTTCACGTTTCAGCCGCCGCCGAAATCGAACGCCTCCGCGCCGAACTTGCCGCTACACGGGAAGAACGCGACAGGGCGCGGGCTCAGATGGAGCCAGACGAAAATAAATTTTTGGCGCTATACGCCGAGCAAGATGCGTTGCGGGACGAACTT